TAATAGTTTCTTTTTCAATAGGCATATTTTTAATTGCAATATATGGCTCTTCACAGCAATTTCCAAAATATTTTTTTAACTTATCAATACGATGGATAATATCTACTGTTAAATCTTCTGAATCAATAATAAAATCAACAAGATACTTTTTATTCATATTAATGTTTTTTAATTTATCATTAATACTTTCAAGTGCTTTTGGAATATTATCTTTATTTATCTCACAACCGAAAGCTGAAGGATGACCTGTAACATAATTAAAATATCCTGTATTAAGAAGGAACTGCCTTAAATCTTTAATTGGACTGTTATTCATATTCCTGCCTGAACCAGAATAAGTATTAGGTTTACCAATAGTTTTCCTTAATAACAAACAAGGTTTACCATAATAATTTGCAATAGACATTGCTGTTAATCCAGTAAGTTTTGGATTTAATGTTTTAGTTACATTATCAATAATAATTTTATTATTTTGATAATGCCTCTTTTCAATATCTGTTGTAATAGCATTAATTGATTTTTCACGTTCTCTTGTTTGTTTTGCTTTTGCGTTGACACAATATCGTACTGCTCTATCATAAATATTTTCTTTTGTAATTTTATTTGCACCACGTTTTTTATAATCAAATTCTGTATACTGTTCTATCATTGCACGAAATAAAATATCTTTTTCTTCTTCATTGCCAACACGAATTAAAGCATTTATTAAAGGTACAATATAAAATGCAATACCAATAGATGTAATTTGATTTCCTAAACTAAATGATTGTTTTTTAAACATTGCTTGCAAAAATTTATTATTAATATCATGTATACCTTTATCAATTAATCTTCGTGTTTCACAACTACGAATATCCATAGCATCTGCAATATTTCCAACTGCAACTAAATCTAAATATGTATCTGCATTTTCAACCCAAAAATAATCATCACATGCTTGTAAAAATTTATAAACAATACCTACTCCTGAAAGATTCTTATTAGGATAATCACAACATTGATTATTAACTATAATAGCATAAGGATTATGTTTATCTGCAATATGATGATCTAAAATAATAATATCTATACCTTGTTTTTTTAATTTTTTACATTGATTTATATCATTAGTCCCAGCATCGGGAATAAATAATAATTTTGTATCTTCTGGTATAATAATATCTTTTGAAATACCATGTTGTTTTCCTGTATGTAAGGAATAAGTAATTTTACATTGTATATCATCTATGTTTTTAAGATATTGATATAAACAAGCTGAAGAAGTATATCCATCAGGATCACAATCCACTATCATATGAATATGATCCTTACTTTGAATATGTTTATCTAAACATTCTACAGCTTCATTTATATAATCTAATAATGTATAATCATATAAATCGTTATCATTTAAATGAGTATAATGTTTATAATCTTTAATACCTCTATTTTTAAAAATTGTTTGTTCTATATTATGTATGTCATTCTTACTATTATTTAATAATTCATATTTCAATCATTAATTTCCTTTCTTTAATTTATTCGATATAAATTATGCTTTAACATATATTCAAAATTTTCCTTTTTATCCATAGGTGATTCTTTTTCTTGCAATATATTATTTTTATCAATTAAAGCATAAACAGGGATTTCTTTAATAAATTGATTTGCTATATTTTTGATTGTATCTTTTGTAATATCTTTATCATAACAAAAAATAATATCAGCATTTAATCTTGTTAGCATTTCAATTTGATGTTTACTTATTTTACTTCCACTTGTTGCAACACAATTTCTATATCCATAAGCATATAACTGCATTACTCCCTTTTCTGCTTCACTTACAAATACTTGCTTGTTATGCTGAATATATTGATATGTTTTATATAAACCATAAAGAATTTTTGATTTAGAACATTGTTCAATATATAAATATTTCTCATCATTTTTATCTAAATTTGTTTTTAGTAACCTTCCTTTTACACCACATAAATTTCCCAATTCATCTCTAATTGGAATAGTAATACGATTAAAAAATTCATCATAACCTATCTCAAATTCTTGTTGCGTTTCATAATCAATACCATCTATTTTAAATAAATCATTTACATATGGTTTATAATAACTTAAAATATGTTCATTAATTGGTTTTACAGGCATATCTTCATTTTCACTATTATCTCCATTATTCATATTTAAAAGCATTTTTGTAATTTTAATACTTTGTGGTAATTTTTCATCGAAATCATAATAATAATCAATACCAATAGCATTGCAAACAAATTTAACTGCTTCAAAAAACGAACAATTTTGAAAAAATTGTACTAAAGAAAATATATCTGAATTACCATGAATAGAAGGGATGTCACGAGTATAATCTAAAGTTATTAAATTTTCATTTTGATATACATTAATTGCTGTTTTATTATCTCCATCTTTATTTGCGCAACTATAATAAGTAGATTTATTTTGAATATCATGACATCCCAATGATTCTAATATTAAGGGGATTTTATTATTATCAAGAATATAATGTTTTAAATTTTGAATATCCATAAACCTTTAAATTTTAATCCCCTTTCTTATTTATTTCCTTAATACTTCTCCAACTTCAATCCATGTATTTAAATTTAAATCAACTTCAAATAATACTCGTTTTCGTTCTCCAAATCTATTCTTATCGACTACAGCTATATAATATCTTTTATTTTCATCTAATTCATGTGTAGCTGGTTTCCCCCAATCTGAATTAGGTTTAATATATACATATTTTTTATAATCTCTTTTCTCAATTTCTTTTGCAAGAATTAATGTATGTAATACATGTTTTAACTGTTTTGCATTTGCAATTTGACTTGAAGTTAATTGATCTGCTGGTATATCATTCGCATCATCTGTAAGTTGGATAGAACCATAAATAAATACATTTAAAGTATCTGTTAATTCAGACAATTTTGTTGTTGTTGCTTTTAAAGCTGCCCATTCTCCTATATTATTTTCATCACTTTTTAAAGTATCATAAAAAATATATTTAATCCCTTGTGTAATTCTTGCTTTTCTAATTTCAAATTCCAGTGATTTATCATCATAAGATGCTTTCATATCTTTAGCAAAAATAAGTCCTTGTGTTTCATCTTCAATCCATTTTGCTATTTGAATAACTTGATTATATTCATCTGATTCTTTTATTAATCGTTGTCGATATTCTTCTACTGATTCAGTAAAATCACCCCATTCATTTGTTTGTCGATAAATATAATCTCCATCACGATTTTTATATAAACCAAGTGTTATATCACGTTCACATTTATTAATTTTAATACCATGTAAACTTTGAAATTCAGGATTGTTTATAACTGTAGTTAAGAGACAAAATCGCATTTCATCTAAATTCATTTCATTGAGAAGAACTAATACACGTTCTTTTAATACCAATGTAATATATGCAATCAATTTAAACATAAATCTACTTTTACCTGCATTTGAAAGCATACCAACACACATCATAGATTTTAATTTTAAACCACGAAATAAATTATTTAAGATAGGATAAGGCATTTGCAAACCCATATCTGGCTTTGCTAAACATCCATTAATAGTATCAACCATTTTAGTATTAAGTATTTCTGCTTGATTATTTGTTAATATAACTGTATTAATTCTATCAACTTTTCCTCGTACTAAACGATATATATCTTCTGCTGTAAATAATTCAAATTTAGGATGATTAATAATCTTATCTATATTATATCCATTACGTTGATATTCTCTTAAAAGTGAATATTTTTTTAAAATCTCAAAATAATTTTTAAAATTTTTTACTTCAGCTAATTTCATCCATGTTTGAATAATTTCCCAACTACCATATTGTTTATAATTTTTTAATCGTGTTTCATCTTCCATCATATATGTATTAATGATTTCTTTATTAAAATCCTGAGAACGTGTTTCGTATATTACAATAGCATTATCATAAAAAAATTTTGTAACCTCATCAAAGAAATCATATTTACTTTTAATATATTGACTACAATCTACAATTAAATCAGGTTGTTTATAAATTGCTCCAACTATCAAAATTTCATTTGGGACATTTGAAATTTGCTCTATATATATCACCTTCTATATTTAAATTTCATCTAATATAGAATTAATATCAATATCATTAGAAGAATTATTTTTAGAAACCTTTTGTGTTTTAATTGGTATTTTACTATAATCAATTTGATTTTGTTTATTTTCATATTCTTGTTTTATTTTTTCTTGATTTTCTTTTTTTCTTTGTTTCCAAGCTAAATATGAATCATATTTATTAATAAGAATTGCTAAATCATAATTTAATCTTTGTTCTCCATTCATAATTTTTCCATTATTTTTATTTTTTGCGTATATTTTATTAAGAAAATTAATTTTTTGTTGCCACATATCAAATAAATCTTCAATAGGCATAATAGTTAATAAATGTGGATATGTACCTTTTTGCAATTGATTGATTTTCATACAAAATCGTTTTGAAAATGTTACTATATCATAATTTTTTGATAAAAAACTATAAAAACGTTTTTCATAGATGGGTTTACTCATATATTGTTTAGTTTGTTTTAATATAATAGGATATTCTTTATCCCACTTTTCTTGCGTCCATGCCCCTTTCTTTAATTTAGTTCTATTTTGGAATAAACAATCTTTATGATAATATCTTTTCTGATAATATAAAATATCTTTATTATGTTCTATATCAATTGTTAAAAAATTAATATATCCACCACAAACACAACATTTTGCTTGTTTACTCATTATATACCTCCTATCCAAATTCCCCTTAATATGAATTTATATAAGGGGAATAGAATAGAACTAATTTAATTACTTATCAAAACTTTTAACTGCTTCGTATACTTTATTCAATACCTCTACATCATTTTCTTTGGAAAAAGAAATGGGTAGATTATTCTCTTTTAATTTATTCTTTGCTTTTGTCTTTTCAGGAGGCGATAATTTTTTAAGAATAGAATTAATATTATGTTTAATTTTTATTGTTTTATCTTTAGAAATATCAGGCTTTACATCTGTGTCAAGTGTAACAGCATTTTCCTGTTCATAAATTTTCTTTTCTGTTTCAATAGCAGAATGAATATCATTATTAATAGTATAATCTTTATTTTTTGCTGTTTTATCAATTACTACTTGCCAATCTGTAAGTTGTGGATCGTCAATTATCTCTCCTGCTTTATGTGCTTTTGTCCTATCTTTTTCAACAAATGCTTTTACAGTTTCATAATCATCTGAATCACGATATAAACGAATTACTGTTTTTGCATTGTGTTCCATGCCTTTAAATCCATCTGGAATTTTACGACCTGTAACAACTGTTTCTTTAGTTCCGTTAATTTCTTTAGTTTGTTTTTCATCTGTTTCTCTTGCAGTTACTACATAATGAAGTCCACTGCCTGTAAGATCAAGAATAAGATTCTGTCCTTTAAAATTTACGGTTTGATAATCTTTAAGTTCCATTCCGCTTCCTTCTACTTTAACAAACCGTTCATCACCTACAAGTCCAGCTTTTGTTGCTTTTACTGCTGCTCTCTTTTTTGAAAAATCTATAAGCCCTTCTTTTGTAGTCATATTAAGAACTGTTGTACCATCAACCACAATAGCATCTGGCCTAAATGATTTACCATCTGCGTCCTTAACAATCTCATCTGTTTCATTTCCATCATCATCAAGAACATAAAAATCTTCTTTGTCTCTTGCTTTTCTAATATATTGTTCTGTTTCTGCAAGTGATTGTGTATATACTATGTAAATATTCTGAAGATTAATTCCATTCTTTTCAAGTTCAGGAAGATAATCATCAATAGAACCATTCTCTGCATCAAGATATAATACTTTAAATGGAGAACCATCTTCATTTTTCATATATGCAAATTGTAAAGCCAATGTAGATTTGCCTGTAAATTGTTCTCCAAAAATTACCATCTGAATTTTACTTTTAACACATGAACCAGAACGTGCTCTTGCCAATATACATCTCTCCTATTTTAATAATTTTAATACTAAATATTTAATATTTTAATCCCAAGCTTCATCTAAATCTTCATCATCTTTATTATCTGAATCTTTTACACTCCCCCATTCATCGTCATCTGTTCCATAATCCTTATTAGCCTGTTTGCTTGCATTAATAGTTGCAATTGCATTTTCGATTTTATCCTGTGTATAAAGTTCAGTATCAATTGTATGTGGATCAGCGCCAACAATAATAAGTTTTATTTTTGTAGGAGCAGAAACACGATCCATTTCATTATCTTCTCCCCAAACATCATCTTCTGATTTTACAGTATCAACATACCGTTCAACATCAATATTTCCCCAAACTTTAATTGCAGAATAAGGCTTTATATTTTTACGAAATGTATTTGCAAGTTTAGGATTAACAATATAAAATTCTGCATCTTCAATTGTTTTATATGTAACAATTTTTGCTGATACGATAAATTCATTTTCCTTTTCTTTGTTTTTATTAATACCAGTAAATACAATAACTTGTGTAAAATCTGCTTGTGGTTTAAAATCTTCTTTATCAAAATCAACTGGCTTACAAAGAGATACCTGTGAAGGTTCAAAACGTGTTTGATGATTTCCATTATATGTACTATAAGTTACATTTCCTCTGATAAATACTGATTCATCATCTTTTAAATTTTCTGCAATTTCTTTACAGGCATCATATTGTGCAAGGATTTTTTTATCATTAACTTCCTTGCCTGTACTATCAGTTTTTTTCTTAACTCCGACATTAACTCCAATCATACGATATCCATCAGATAGGAATGTCATACGATCTTTCCATGCTACTTTTTTAACATCTGTTTTTTTTGTTCCGTCTGCGGCTTTGTTAGTTTTAGAAAAATATACATTATCCTGTGGCATTCCATTAAAACCAACATACATCGTCTTTTCATCATTAATTGTTTTACCTTTGTTATATTTTACTCCAAAATGAATTGAATGAAATGGCTTATGTGTTTTTGTTTCCTTATCAATATAAAAATTTTGACTATCAGTTCCTGTAACAATACCTCTTACTTGGAATTGTCCTTTTGTTTCCTGAAGACCATGTACTGTTCCTTTAGACATTAATTACATTACTCCTTTTAATTTAATAATATATACTAACAATTAAGTTAATAATTTAATTTAGATAAGATAAAATCTACTTTCATTCGATTAATTTTATTCACTATCATCAACTTTTGCTCCATATACTTT